ATCGTGGTTGCCATGCAAAAACGCAAGTTAAAAGAAGATGAGGATGGTAAAAAAGTCACCGATGTNCGTGGTATTCGTGCAGCCTGTAAAGTAATGAAAACACGATACAACAAACCATTTGAGAATGTTGAAATCAAAATTCCCTGGGAAACAGGAATGGATCCTTACAGCGGTCTTGTGGAACTATTTGAAAAGAAAAATGTTCTTGTCAAAGATGGTAACAAACTAAAATATATTGACAAGTCAGGCAAAGAACACAAATATTTTCGCAATGCCATCACTGATAGTTTTTTAGACACTATCATGGACGAATGGGATGAGACTAAAATAAATTCCGTGCAAGTCGACACGGGTGATATTCCAGAAGACACAGGAGAATAATATGGAAATCAATGACGGTACACTTTTAGAAATCTGGGAACACTTTTCAGATTACATTCCGCCAGGCAAAAAGAACGACGCAGCAGCAAGATTTTTGCGAATTTTTATTGATCAAGGCATTGAGCTGGATGATCTAGAGGATTTGCGCGAACAAGATGAGCATATTGACTACGCACTAGACGAGTTGCAAAATGATCTAAATGGTGATTATGACGACGAGTCTGAGTACGAAGAAGAATAAGGTATTATGTGGTATAACCGGATAGTTGAAAACCTTGCTGAAATACCATCAGCAATTGATTACTACAGCAACGAACTTGAAATATCTAAAAATGAAGCAAAAATTAGTGGAAATCTAGAAAAAAATTCCCAAGAACTATCCGGTATTACTTCACATCGATTTGGACAACTTCAAGAAATAGAAGCAATCTTGAAGCATCTTAACATTCAATATGATAAAATACGCAGCGATCATTATAGACGTTATCTCGAAAGATACAATCGACAATTAACTGACCGTTCAATTGAGAAATATATAGATGGCGAGGACGATGTAGTAGGCATGGCAACATTAATCAATGAGGTCGGTCTTGTGCGTAACAAATATCTAGCTCTTATGAAAGGGTTAGATATCAAAGCTTGGCAAATTGGCCATATCGTTAAATTGCGGGTAGTCGGATTAGAATCAGTAACCCTTGAAAATAATACCAGAATTAACTGATTTTATTTTTGAGCCTGCCCAGATGTAGGTTCAAATTAACAATTTTAGGGTCATCGTTAAAAAGGTAAAATTGAGTAGCACCATCGTGATACCACTTCCTACCTTTAACAGCACTTTTACCAAACATGGGATTCTTTTCTCCTGAACATTTCCCTTTATTTGCCATGCTCACCTTTTGTTTAGATTCGTCGCTGTGTGTTTTGCCAGTAAAATGATTGATGTAGTCCGGGATTAAATCAGTCATTTTCTTGCCTTTATTATAGGGTACCGACCCCTTTTTACTACTACTCATTTTCATCACTGTTTCGTCATTATCTTTGGTTTTTCCAGTATTCCATGCCGGTTTACCAGTTTTGACACCTTGTCTACTATTAGAAATTTTCTTTTTTATTTCGTCAGCACGTTCTTGACCAAAGATTTCTTCAAAAGATTTATTTTTGAGACGTGATCTACGACTATCTCTTTCTTTTTCAGAAATAATTCTTGTACCTGCTCCATCTCCACCATCTGTCATATTTGTCAAAATACCGGTCCCGACATCTTTTCGACCATAATATTTGATTAATCTGATTTCCTCTGAAATTGCGTCATGTTTATTATCGGTTATCAATACAATTTTTATACCTATCGCAAGGTTTCTTTTGTGTATTTGACGTATAGTAAAAATTTTATGAGGATTGGCTCCTATCTTAAATTCTGATTTATCTTGTAACGCTTCTGCTATGTGATGATATGGGCGAGTATCTTTTGAACTATATCCAACATAAAATGGTAAGTCCTTTATTGGATTCCACAACTCATATACTATATAATTAGACATATTAATCCTCCAATGCTTCAACACTATTTATCATATCAAATGTGGCGGGTATAGAAGATATTAAATAAATGGATAATCATGATCAAAACTGCTGAGATAATTATTATATCCACGAATGAAAAAAGGACACCGACGAAATGAAAACTGCTCAAATAATTATCGAAAATGAAACATCTGTAAAGCTTGATGGATTGGATTTGCCAACCCGTCGAGCTTGCGTAAATGCTGTAAAATACTTTCTGCCAAACGCACGCTATAGTCCTGCATACAAACTTGGTAGATGGGATGGCACCACCAGTTTCTGCACATTGGGAGGTAGGACGTATCTAAATCTGTTAGATAAAGTACTTCCTGTCTTGACTGCTCACGGCTATGAATTTGAACTAGTTGACCAACGACTCACGCACACCTTTGAATTCAGGGAAATTGATGAAAATTTTCTCAGTGATATCAGCTGGCCTGAAGGACATCGCGCAGCTGGTCAACCAATTGTGCTGCGAGATTATCAAGTTACAGCAATCAATGAATGTATTAATAATCTACAAAGCATCAGTGTTGCTCCTACTAGCGCAGGTAAAACTATTGTAAGTGCTACCTTGTCTAAGATTGCAGAAAGATATGGCAGAACAATACTTATTGTGCCCAATAAAAATCTAGTGCAACAAACCGAAGAAGATTATCGCAACATTGGATTAGATGTAGGAGTTTTATATGGTGATCGCAAAGAGTATAATAGAACACACACTATTTGCACTTGGCAAAGCCTCATGGTACTCGACAAGAAGAACAAAGACGCATTAGACGACGAGCAATTGACAGTTTTTCTAGATGGGCTTGTAGCTGTGATATGCGATGAATGTCATTCTGTAAAAAATATGAATGTGCTGCATAATCTGCTTACCACCACCTTTTCTAACATTCCAATACGTTGGGGACTAACTGGTACAATACCTGAGGAAGAATACAACCNAGTAAGTTTGTACAGTGCTATTGGTCCACTAGTTGGACAGCTTACTGCTCGAGAACTGCAAGAACAAGGCCATCTGGCACAATGTCATGTAAACATTTGGCATACACAAGATTCGGTTGTTTACAATAATTATCAGGAAGAACTAAAATATCTCACCACCAATCGAAATCGCATGCAGTGGCTTAGCGGTAAAATAACAGAAATTGCCAAAACTGGCAATACCCTAGTGCTGATAGATCGCATCGAAACTGGTGACATACTACAAGAATTTCTACCTGATGCTACATTTATCAGTGGACAAATGAAAAGCACTAAAAGAAAAGAACATTACAAAGAAATTAACATGGCAGATAATGCAATTATGATTGCCACATACGGGACTACCAGCACTGGTATTAATATAGCCAGAATCTTTAATTTGATTTTGTTGGAACCTGGAAAAAGTTTTGTTCGAGTAATACAAAGTATTGGACGAGGTTTACGTATGGCAAATGACAAAGATTCCGTCAACATTTTTGATGTCAGTAGCAAATGCAAATTCAGCAATCGTCACCTATTAAAAAGGAAGAAATTTTACACAGATGTCAAGTACCCATTCTCGATAGAAAAAGTTACCTATTAGTGTTAGACAAGTTAATTATACATGACTCACCGCCTGCCAATAGAACAAAATAGCTGACCAGATATAGCCTCATAGTAAAACTGATAAAGATATTATGTCTAATAGGGAGCATCTATTTTTTATCAAATTAAGATAAATTTATCAACTATTTCACAGATAGTTACTTGATTTTTTTACATATCTACTACAAAACAATTGTAAATACCTGCCTACAAATTGGGCAGGAGAACGAACATACGGATCTTAACTCACGAAAATCAGTCATATGCCATAAATCAAATACCTGATCAAGTTGAAGATCTGCGTTACTGTGTGCTTGACTATTCAAATCAATCTGACGTTGATTATTATTTTTTACCCTTGATATTTTTAGAAAGCTTCAATAGCCCATGTATAGACATACGAATAGGTGAGTATAACATACAAATGCCGCTGGATTGGAGTGTGATAATAGGTGACATGCATCTTGGCGATCTCGAAGTCATGCCATTGGTATATCTAATGGACAAAGATTTTGATGCCTTTTGCTTCAATCCAATCAAAGGATATATGCCACGATTTTTAAGGCTAGAAATTATCAATACCTGGCCAGATGTCAAATGGTATTTCCCTAAACTAAAAAATGGTCATTTATTATCAGTGCCATTATCCGATGGCGAAAATCCATTATGTGCTTTTTTTGTCAAAGAAGTTGGCAAAATACCTGACAATTTAGACATACGTAAAATGTTCTAAACAGCAGAAACCCCAATGATTTCGCTCGGGCTAATCATTGGGGCTTTGCCGAGTCTGTCTGCTTTTGCAGAACAGTTAACTAGCTGTTTGTAGAACAGCTTGACCAGGTTCAGGTGTGCAACCAGTTGGCACCCAAACATAAGTATTGTAATTAAATGTTGTTACTGTTAGGTTTCTAATAACATCCGCATATTCTAGGCTGGCAATGGGTGTTATAGTTATTGTTGGACGTGTTGGACCAAATGATCCTTGACCGCAAATGTGAAGAGCAGTAACAGCACCGCATGTTACTGTAGCAGTTACACTTGCGCTGCCGCCAATGACTGCATTTACTGCTTGATAGCAGCCGCCACCACAAGTTACATGTACAGAAGATAAACCATAACCTACCAGCGCAGTTGCCCCTGTGCCGTGACCACTTGCTGGCGTAAATGTGACATTGTTTGCAGGTGGTGCTGTGTAATCACCATGATGATTGACCCTGAGAGATTCTACATCCCAGCGTAGACCAAATGTGGCAGTTGTTGCCCAAGCGTTGGCTGTAACTGCACTGCTGTATGGTGTTGTGTTGGTAATCATTGTGTCTGTTGATGACCCTGCAGACGTAATGGTTACACCGCTGATATTGCCGTTGCCGGTTGTTGTTGCAACTGTGATAACTGTTGGTGTTGACCAACCTGCATAATCCCAAGTAAATGTATCGCCTACTGTATAACCGTTGTGAGTGTGTATGTTGCCAACTGCACCCAATGTCACTGCAACAACGCTGGCATTGGCCTGTTGATTGGCAGTGTGAGTTCCTCCATTGACACACAGGACTTGCGCAGGAACATATCCATTAACATATGTGCCTGTGCCTCCAGATACAGTAGCAAAACTAGTTGCTCCAAGATTGGCAGTAGCTGTAGCACCGCTGCCTGTAAATCCGTATGGCTTGACAGTGACATTGGCCTGGCCTGGCTGTAAGG